TCCATTGCGTATTTTATTATTTCTTTATTCATTACTACTGATTTAACGTTATACAATCTAAGTATTGTTTTAGACAGGCACCCTCGTTCTATAACAATGCGCCTGTCTAACGAGCCGAATTATTCTACCACATATCGTTCTCAGAGAGTTCATTGAACTCCAGTGTCTCAACACCATCTATCTTAATGAACGACAGCGTATAGAAGCCTTTTCCGAAAGCGTAACCCGGCAGCTTCTTCAGCGCCTGTTCCTTGGTGAGCGGACGGGCACCAGCACCTTTCCATCCCCACCCATAGCGGAAGCAGCAGGGCTTGCCGTCCTCAATCCACTTTTTTGCATATTCGACTGTGTTCTTATTGACCGTCTTAGCGGTTTCTGTCATTGTTGTACTCATTGTTGTATTGATTAAATTGTGAATAATATTGTTTCCTTTGGTTCTACGGGCGTTTCTCACTGTGCCTTTACACTTTATAAGCCGACAGTGAGAACGCCCGTTATATTACGTTTAATATAATCCGTACTCGTTCATGAATCTGTACATTGACATATTCTGTGGAAATATTGCGTTCTGCTCGCACGTCTTCGGTTTATAGAGGTCTGTGGCAGCGTTGTAGAAGTCCCATGCTGTTATCTGACCTTTCTCCTTCTGCTGAACAAGTAGATTAGTGTCGAACTTGACGAGCTGAGCCTGATTAAGAGGGTAGGCATCACCTTTGTACTTAATCTCTTTCACGTCTGTGTCCGTTGCTACTCGGATAGTGAAAAGCAATCCAAGTATCTTGTAGAGGTCTTCCGGCGAGATGATTGCTTTCTTCATTCGCTCAATCTCCTCTCGATCTGCGATGACGATATGCTCAGCGTCTGTGAGCCATGTCTCGACCTTTTGAAGAATACCTTTGAGGTCAGTCTTGAACGGGTCGTTGGTGTAATGGTTCTTCGTTGTGTAATCGCTTGCGAAGCAACCGCTGCCGAGCATGTTCTGATTGTGGCAGACTTTGACGTTTGTGCCGAAGCCAACCTGAATACCTCTCTGTGTGTATGAGAGAGCGAGGTTTGTTGTCATGCTTTCGTCGTCGAAGTTCTTGATGCGGATATTCGCATACACACGGCGGAGTGTCGTTGCCTTAACAGCCCGTGCTCCGTACTTCTCTTGGAGCTTGTCGTTCAACGATACGCCCGGTGTCTGCTTGTCCTTGTTGTTCGTTGCAAAGAGGTCGTACAGTTCTGTGTCGTAACCATGTTTTTCGCACATATCCAAGAGCTGATGGATAAGAGCGAAGTGATAGATGCCGTGCATCGGGGTGTTATCGTCGCCTCTGTTCTCGTGCATCGTCTCTTCCAACTGTTCAAGCGAGATAGTCTGTACCTTGCTTTTCTCGAAGTCGAGGAACTGGCTTGCGTCTACTGTTTCCACTGGCTCAACCATTACGGGAGCATTCTCTACTGTTGGCTGTTCGCCGAAAGTTGTAATTCTCATTGTCGTGTCTATTAAATGAATTAATGTTATTAATTATTCGTTTGCAAAATTAATATTATTCTCGCAAACTACAAAATATTTCTCGAACTTTTTTCAAGTTTAACGAGAATATTTTTACGCCTTGTCTTTCAGTGCATACTTTAATTCTTCAACGCTGACTGTCTTAGATACGTAAAACTCACATCGTTTGTCAGCGTTCGCAACGAATGTCGGAACCTTCTCAAAGACCCATTTCCAGATGAAAACGTAGTTGCGTGAAATGTCGTCAGGGTCATCTGTTATGGCAATCTTGTTTTTCGGCTCTGACACCTTTTCATTGCCGAAGCGGAAGAATACGGAAGATTTAACCTCCGCAACGTCTGCCTTCGGGATAGAGAATAGTACTACTGTCTGTCTTACTTCCATTGTTGTACCTTTTGTTTATGAATTGTTAATCTGTTATTTTTGTCTCAACGATAATGTATTTTCCACTGACGCCGCCACGAGGTGCATCGTTGCCAAACACGAACTTTAGCTTGCAAGCATTGAGAGCGTCAATTATCTTGTCCGAGTGGTCGAACTTTGAGATGAAGCGTCCTCTTCCCGTATATCCGGCAGGGCGTATCTTGTTATCCTTGCCAATGCGATAGTAGTTCTTAATGCCAGCAAGCTCTTTTAGCACCTCGAGGGCAACTCCCCGAAAATGACCTTTTTCGATTCTCTTCGTTAATATTGATTTCTTCATTGCTGTATCTCCTTGTTATCTGTTAATAGAATATGTTTATTAGGACATAGCTCAAGACCAATATAACTGCTACCATTGCGCCTCCTGCCCATGTTTCTTTATCCCAATTCTTAGGGTTGCAACAAGCCCAAAATTCTTCGTCTGTCATTGTCGTGTCCTCCTATTATCTTAAGTTATGCTTGATGTATTCAAGGTCATCGTCTGAAAGCTCGCACCCAAGTTCAATCTTGCGTGTAATAGTTGACGGCTTCCCTATCTGGTTCTCCACTGTGTCAAATACTTCTTTATCGTCCCACTCGCTGCCTTTCTTTATGAGCATGTCGATAAGGCAGAGGTTGTTGCGCTTGACATCTTCCATTTCTCTCTCCAATGACTGAACTTTATTGTAAAGCTCATTGAGGATAAGACTTTCCTCATGCTTCTTGTAATCTCTTACGAACATGTCTTTATCCATACCGTCAAGGCTCATGTACAAATCATTGATGTTGTCGAAAACATGGTCGTTGACAGTCTTGCCGTATCTTTCTTCAAACTCTTGCTTTGTCATTATCGTGTCTCCTTATAAATTATGGAGGGCTGGTTAAGCCCTCCGTTGCCTTCTACTTCTGAATCAATTCATACATTGGTTTTGTAAGCTCCTTCTTCGATATAACCTCGTTGCGGCTCGTGTGACGTGAACCCAATGTAATCGTCTCAAAGTTCATTTTATGAGCGACTGTAATGGATTTATCACCAGCTCGCAAAATTTCAAATATGAATTCTTCTCCGCTCTCGAATGTTCTTTTTATGAACATCCCCTTTTTGCAATCTTCGATTCTAATCATTGTTGTATCTCTTAATATTAATTTTACGTTTGCAAATTTAATATGTTTCTCGCAAACAACAAAATCTTTCTCGTGTTTTCTTGCCGTATTTAATGTTTTTTAATAGAATATACTTGCTTAAACGAGAATTTAATGGTAATTTTGCAACTGTAAAGCAAACGAGAGCCGGAAGTTTGCAAGACCTGCACAAGAAACGATTGCTTCGGCAATCTCAATATATTGTCAAAAGAAGGCTTACGCTCATCCGGCTCGAGTTGTAAGCCTTCTTTGTTTTTTCAGACATCGCAAGGCTACAGAAACAAGGAGTTGAATCAGTACACTCTCCTGCGGACTTATCACCCGTGATATAAAAGTGTTCGGTTTCTTATGCTATATCCAAAGTGGTAAAAGTGGAGGCAACGTTCCAAGACCTAACGACCTCCGACCTCACGACGGAAACGCAATGCCACGAGGATGAAACAAACAAAAGAGGGAACTTTTGGCATAATGAAGCTTTTTACGGCGGTTTTCCACTATATTTTGGTGCTTTTCTGGAAGTTTCCTGTACTAAGTACTAATATAGTTGATAAATCAATAAAGAATTCTCGCCGTTTGCCCTTCCTTCACATTATCGTGAGGGAAATAAGGGTCTTATGGATAAAACTCAACGCAATATGAAATTCGACGAATTTAAGAAACGATATTTAGCTGACGGAAAGACTCGGAGAAAGCCACGGCACATCGAGGAAGATATACAATCTTCATGTGTTACATGGTTTCGACTAAGTTACCCACAGTACGTCATATTTGCCTGTCCAAATGGCGGCAGCAGAAACCGTTTGGAAGCAATTAATATGAAACGCTCTGGAGTGTTGGCAGGAGTGTCTGACCTTATTATTATCGCTGAGCGTGCTGTTTTGTTTGTTGAGATGAAAACAAAGACCGGAAGACAGCGCGAAAGTCAGAAAGCGTTTCAGTCAAACATTGAGCGTTTGGGGTTTGAATACAAGATTTGTCGCTCGTTGAGCTCGTTTCAGTTGACTGTAGAGAAATGGTTAAAAGAAAAATATTCCGTTTTATGAAAGGTATTTGGACAACATCGGGGCTTGAAGCTGAGACAAACGACGGGAATGTGAAATACATTCTGTCGAAGGTCACATCACTTTCAGCGTATAATGGAATGGAGCAGTATGTCTATAAAAGTTCTGTGTTTTTTCGGAACAATCAACATATATGGGAGCAGACAGTAGATAGTGGTACAACCTATACTTCGTTGCAAGAATTTCTCAGCCAGATTTCTCATATACCAGAACTTAGTAAGGCTTATAATGAACTTATTAAAAACAAGAAATAATGACTAAGTACAGAAGAAAACCAGTAGTTATTGATGCCATACAGTGGACGGGTGACAATTATCCAGAGGTGTTTGAGTTCACCGAGGGCAATTTCTATCCTACCAAACCGCACAGCGACACGCTTGCCTTTTCGCCAGATGATGATATAAAGGTGGAGAAGGGCGACTATATCACCCGTATCGCGAATGGAGCGTACGGTCTTTGCAAAGAGGATTTTTTCAACAAGATGTACGAGAAAGTAGAGTAGACTATGAAGTGCGTAAGAAAAGAACCTGCTGAGGCTATAGCTTGGAACCGTAATAACGAAATCGAGGTGATGAAGTTCATCGCACATCATATAGACGGAGTCAATAACTATGGCAAACGAATAAAGATGATAATGAGCACATTGGGCTTTTCTTCTATCAAGGTAGATGGCTACTTTGTTATAGACAATGGCTTCTTGGAGTTCTTTACTAAGGAGGAGTTCGATAAAATGTACAAACAATTATAATAGCTTATGAAATACATGAGAAAAACGCCCGTTGAGGCTATCCAGTGGAATGGGGACAACCTGAATGAGGTCAATGACTTTATTATCAAAACAGCCAAATTCTGTTCTACATGTGACGACAACGGCAGTCTTATTCTATCCTTTA